CAGTAACACTGTCCAATGCCGCCGGAAAATTACAAACTTTACAAATTAGTTTATTAGCTGATGAAGCAAAAGATAATATTGAGCATTTTGAGCCGTATGGATTTACATCAAATCCAAAAGCAGGCGCCGAAGTTTTAGCGGCTTTTTTAGAGGGCGACAGGTCGCATGGGGTTGTAATAATTGCAGCGGATCGGCGCTATCGTGTAAAAAATTTACTACCCGGCGAGGTCGCAATTTATGATGATCACGGAAGCTTTATTAAATTTACCCAGGCCGGAATTGATATTAGTGGCGGTAACCATCCGATTACTATTAACAATGCCGCCACGGTTACGGTAACCGGTGGTGATATTGTGGCGGATGGCATTAGCCTAAAAAATCATAAACATAGCGGCGTTACAGTTGGCAGCGCACAAACGGGCATCCCTATATGATTTTAACTTATGCGCTTAATTATTGGGATAGCGATTATTGCGAGACGCTAATCTTAAGCGATCAAATTACATCTTTAGTATTAAGGATTGATGGATATGATGTTAACGCGTCAGATGTGACTGATGATTTGCCCAGGGCTGTATTAATTAGTTTATTTACTAATCGCCGTGCTAATCCTGACGATGATTTGCCGGCTACGACTAAGCAGGGCTGGTGGGGTGATACTTACGCAGCTATCAATAATGACAAAATTGGGTCACGACTTTGGTTATTAAATCGCTCTACGTTAACAGCGCAAACAGTTTTAAAAGCTCAAGAATATGCCAGCGAAGCGTTGGCGTGGCTGATAGATGACAAAGTAGCTAATAATGTACAAATTAATGCTGAGCGTCTTAATTTAACAAGCTTAGCATTACAAATACAAATTACAAGAGGGGATAAATCTTTGTTAAATATTCGATTTGCAAACGTCTGGGACTACATCAATGCCTTTTAGCCGACCCGCATTAACTGATTTAATTAATCGCACCCGTAATGATATTGTTTCGAGGCTGTCTAATCCCGATCTATTACGCCGATCAAATGCCGAAATTTTTACTAAAGTGCTGGCTGGTATCGCTCATGGGTTATACGGATATCTTGACTGGTTATCTGCGCAATTGATTTATGATACAGCTGAAACGTTTATGCTGGAGCGTTGGGCATCGATCTGGGGCATCAGTCGTTTAACGGCAACACAGGCAACCGGGAGCGTTGTTTTTATGGGATCAATCGGTGCAATCATCCCGATTAATACTGCAATGACAGCCTATGATGGCGTGCAATATCAGTCATCAACGGCTATCACTTTTATAAGTACTAGTGCCACCGTGCCCATTATTGCAATCGGCGCTAGTAGCTTAGGCAATCGCACGACCGGTCAAAATATAACGCTGAACGCAACGGTGGCCGGTGTGCAAAGTGTAGGTGTTGCCAGTGCATTAACGGGCGGCACAGATGTTGAAAGTGATGATTCTTTGCGCTCGAGGTTTTTAACGCGCGTTAAACAACCACCCCAGGGCGGCTGTAAAAATGACTATATTAATTGGGCATTAGCGCAAGCAGGCGTGACGAGGGCGTGGTGTTACCCACTTGAAGATCCGGCTGGTTTATTGTCAACTTTACCGGGTGCTGTCACTGTGCGGTTTATGATGGATAACACTTATAGTAACGGCATCCCTTTAACCGCAGACATTACGCGTATTAGCAATGCTTTAGCGATTTTAAAGCCAGTCACGGCTAATTTAACAGTATCAGCACCGACCGCGGTACCGTTGAATTTTACGATTACGGGGTTAAATCCATCTAGTGCTGATGTAAAAACTGCTGTCACACAGTCATTAAGTGCTTTAATTGCAGCTGAAGCCGCGCCTGGCGGTACAATTTACTTAAGTCATATCCGCGAAGCTATTTCGATTGCGTATGGCGAGGTAGATCATATATTGACGTCGCCCACCGCTAATGTCAGCAATACGTTGGGTAATATCACAACAATGGGCACCATCACATGGGCTTAAGTGCAAGTAATTATTATAATCAGTTAGTTGCTTTATTACCGGCAGGCGCCGCTTGGGATATCGCGCCTAACTCTTTGTTGAGTGAGTTTTTAGACGCGTGGTCACAAGAGTTTGCACGCATTCAAGCGCGTGCCGACACTTTAGTTAATGAGTTTGACCCTTTTTTAACAAGTGAGCTATTGACTGATTATGAGCGCGTTTTCGGTTTGCCAACTGACTGCTTGAGCAATACTGCACTAAATTTGACTCAACGGCATGCTAATTTAGTGACTCAAATGACGAGTACCGGCGGGCAAACTGCGGCTTATTATGTCGCATTGGCAGCTAGGGCGGGTTATACAATTACTATTACAGATTTTATCTCACCAAATGTGTGGCGTGTTAATACCACGCTCAATACTATTAATTATTTTACTGTTAATGGGGGTGTTAATGAGGCTCTAGCTTTTTGGCAAAACACTACATTAGAATGTTTAATTAATCGTTATAAACCCGCGCATACTCAAGCGCTTTTTGCTTATACATAAAACTATGGAAAATAGAAAATATCAAAGTGGAGCCGTGTCAACACCGCCCAGCGCTCCAGCTATCCCCAGTGTTGGTTATCCTACAAACGGTAATCCCGGCTCTGGAGTTAATGCCACGCAACCGGGCGAGCATTGGTTTTATAAAATCGGTGAGGAGATACGTGCAGTTATTACGGGGGCATCATTAATCCCAACCGACAGTGATTTAACTCAATTATTTAAAGCAATACAAAGCATTGCAAGCGCTTTTAAAACTCCAGAGGGGACTATTATAGCTTTTGCGGGCAGTGCAGCTCCTAGTGGATATTTAGCCTGCCCCACCACCCCGACTCTTATATCTAGAGTTACTTATGCTGCATTATTTGCCGCGATTGGCACGACCTGGGGTGCTGGTGATGGGTCTACTACTTTTGGTATGCCTTATTTTCCTGCGGGCTATAGTGCGATTGCTGGTACACCAGGCTCTACTTCTGTGGGTGCTGTTATAGCGCATACTCATTATATGGGGCGTGTTATGGGTGGGAGTGGAGGTTTGCAATTTAACGTTGGTGCTGGTATGGCTGATATATATCCTAATACCGATTCAACAGGCGGACCTGCTAACTTAGCGGCTGGGGCTAACGTATTAATGTGCGTCAAATATTAAGGATTAAAATGATCTACATACAGATTGCACTTGCTATGATTTTATATGGAGCAGGCTATTTAAGCGCGTGGAAAATTGATAGTTTAAAAATAGCCCGACTGGAGATTAGTATTGAGTCAGCAAACGATTTGTCAAAAAGCACACTTAAAGAAGCACAAGCATCTGTTTCGGCAGCAGAACAACAGGCGCTTATCTCCTCTGATAATTTTGATAAGGAACGTATTAAAAATGATGAACTTAACAATAATTTTGCTACTACTTTTAAGTCTATGCGGTTGCGCGACCCCCACGCCATTGGTTGTCGTAAAAACACCTTGCCAAAAAGTAATAGTCCCGTCCCTATTAAAGACTATCCCGAGTCGGGTGAGCTTTCAGAAGACCTTACAAAATTACTTCGATCAGAAAGTTTTAGAGCCGATCAAATGATGTCTTATGCAAATGAATGTTATGAGTTTGTAAAAAATAATTGTGGAGTTAAATAATGTTTAATCTTGAACATACATTTTTTGTAGTAGCGCTTTTTCTAGTCGGGTTGTTAATTGGCTATTCTGTACCGGCCACATGGGTTGGTGTTATATTTTTTATTGGCCGCGAACACGCACAGGCAGAGTACCGATGGATTGAACGCTTTGGCTCTGGATTAAGGGCTAATTTGCCATGGTGGGCAACGTTCGATAAGCGCGTATGGGATTTTCATAGTTGGTTTTGGAATTTAACTTTGCCAATATTAGCCGCTATTTTTTTATCATTTTTTTATTTTTATATTATATGCCGGGTGAGTTAGATGATCGAACAAATACAAGAGTTATCAAGTTTTCTTGACGCTATAATGGAATTAACTCCCAAAGTTATAGCCGTATCTGCCTTGGCAGCTACTATAGTTCCTGAAAAGTCATTTTTAGGCACTATTATTCATAAATTTGCGTTTAATTTTGGTCAGGCGAGCAATAAAAATGCCTGAAAACATTGCAGATGTACTTAGAACAGTTAGAGAAGTAGCTGAGCACGGGTCAGATATTAAGCATTTGCAAACCGATCTGGATAAGTTAAGCAAAGACATCGAAGACATTAAAAAAACTTTAGAAGCAATATCCAAAACTTTATCTGAAGCCAGCGGCGGGTGGCGGATATTAATGTTGGTTGGTAGTGGAGCCGCCACTTTAGGCGCAATAGTGTCATGGTTAATTGATTTAATTAGGCAATAAAATATTATTTAATTACTGATTTTTCGGGTTAAAAAACTCGTTACAATTGATTTTTAAGGCTTTGATTTATATAGATGTTAAAGCTTTGAAAAGTTACAATTAAAACATGATAACGTATTGTTATTTATAAAAAGTGTTTTGAATTGTGATTCCGGTTGTCGCGGGTTCGAGCCCCGTCGTTCACCCCAAATATTTCAAAGGTTTACGATTTTAAAAAGGTTGTAAAAATAAAATTAGTTACAACCCTCGTTACAATTAGTCAGTTGATGGCTCAGGTTGGGCAAGTAGTTCCCTGATCTCATTGCGGTTTACTAGGTTCTTTAATATGTGCGGGCATCCAATGGGTTATTTCGTCCCAACTAAAACACCCCCAGGCTTCGTCTAAGCTAATTTTGCCACTTTTCCAGTGTGTCCAGACGTACTCATAGTCTTCCCATTCGATGGGTTCTATGCCGTTAGTTTTAATCCACGCACCAGTTTCATGTTGTAAAAGTAGTTGACGGATTTCGTCACGTAAAATGTCTAGTGCACTATAAGTAAACGTACACAATACCCTTTCGAGCAAATATCTTTCTTTATTCATTTTCTATAACTTTAATTAGTTTTTAGTTGGTTTTACCACGTCTGGTAACACATCATATATACGCATCATCTCATCAGATCGATGACCTGCTGATGCTCTTCTTTCGTTGATCGTCGTGTCACTAATGCCTTTTCGCTTAAGATCGTGAAACGTAAAATTAACAAATTCAACCCCATCTTTTATTGCTTGCGCTTTTGCTTGGTCTTTTATACGAGACATGGCGGTTTTCATTGAGCTGATGACGATTTTATCCCCTGTGCGCTCACTTATAAACAAATAACGCTGATCTGCTTTAAGCGGGTGCGGTTGTTTTCGGTCTTTTAAAATCTTATTGCGTTTTGATTTAATATCATCCCAGATTGCTTTTAAGCGCGGCTCCCAAGATGTGATATTAGTCTTGCTGCCTTTGCGTCTATAAATAATTAAACCGTTTTCTAACTCGTTAGCATCGGTCATATCCATGACTTCTGACATTCTCATTCGGCATAAATAAGCTAATTCCATGGCGTAGGGCATATACCAATAGCCGGATGCTTTGGCAATATTAAGCAAGTAATGGTAATCACGATCTTCGGCATAATGTTGGCGAGGAGCGACAGTTATTTTTTTAACGCCGGTCGCTGGATTAAGCGAGATTTTTTCATATTCATACGCCCAGGCAAAGACGCGTTTAATATAGCTTAAATCTTTATTGGCTCTGGATTCTGATTCTTCTGCCCGTTTATCTCGGTATTTTCTAACGATACCGACTGTCCATTTATCTAGCGGGATATCACCTAACTTTCCTGTTGAAGTAGGTCGGTTAACAATGGCTTGGTGACAGCCTAGGTAATCTTGTTGTGTTAATCGGCTTAGTTTTTTCCAGATATACGTGGTTTGAAATTCATTGGATAGCGTTTTAAAAGTCGAAATAGTTTTTACTGTTTGAGCTTCTGCAGCCTGGTGTATTTCTGATAACGTTGCAGTTGGTCCGCAGATCCGTTTATTTTTACGTTTACCAAGGTCATCGTAATAGCTGAGCATCCACCGCCCTTGGCCAGACACATTAAACCAAACTCTATCAGGGAGTTTGGTTGCGTCTATATGAGTTGGGGTATTTTTGCTGGAGCGGTTACAGCCTACTTTTTTCATAATCACGGTCTTGATGTCGGGCAAATGATGCTTATAATATACTAATTTCTGGCTCTGTTTGTGCCGCAGTATCTTTGCTAATCCCCATCGCGGCATTAATTGCATCAATAGTCGTATAAATACCGTGTCGACCGTATAAAAACCGCACCCCATTTTTAGTTAAGCATTCCTCCACCGCTGGGGCGGTTTTGTAGCCGGTTATTTGTTTAAGCTCATTGAGTGATACTAGATTAGCCATAATTACACCTCAGAAAGTTTCAAAGCTTGCTTAACTTGTGCTGGCAACATAAGCGGTATGTCGTACTCGGACATATAGTCCATGGCATCGTCACAAGATAATAAAGCGTTACGCATTTCATTTATCAGCATATCTCGATAAGCTAATTCAGCGGCTATTGCTGATTTTCCGTTTAATTTTTCAAATGTCATTGCTGATAAATGGCGAGTGTAAAATCCACCTTGATTATCTAACTCAGTTAAATTTCTTTTTGCATATTGCTCAATCATATCAATATCTTACGCCCCAATTAACAACATAAGTTTATAAATACCAAGTGCTATTAATAGCGCAAAAGTAAACAAACCTAATACGCTATCAATCTTAGACAAAGACGCCGCCAGCTTTTTTTGCTCAGAATTCATTTAAAATCCTATTTTATTTGTTATATGCCTAAGCATTTAACTGTTTTAGTTTTGGGTCTGTTGACTCTAGCAACCCTCTTTTTTGCATCCCATTTACTTTTTAAACTTGGGTGAGCGTATGCGCCTTTTAAAAAATCAATAGTTAAATTTACATAGGGCTCCTGGGATTTATTAATCCATTCAAGCACTCGATCTTTGCTAAAAACTTTTTTTTTATTGATCTTGTAGTGTAAAGGATTGGGAAATCCATCCAGCTTACCTCTATATTTAAGATCATTAAAATGTTTTGTGGGCAAAGGTGTTTCAATGCCCATCAATGTTAATACATCGACTATAGTTACTACATCCATCATTCTGCCTCGTTTTCTAACTGCCAATCATCACGACATTGAGCGTCGCACCAACGCCGACCCGGATCAACGGGGTCATCACAAAATAAACAAAACCCTGTTGCAACAGATAATGTCGTTATGCGCTTGCTTTTGTAGGCGTTGGCTTTATCGATTAGACTTTGATTATTATTAACTCGATCTGCATCATCCATAAATGACTCTAAAACGGGATATCATCATCGTAATCGTAATTGGTGTTATTTTGTTGTGCAACAGTCGCGGCTTGAGTTTGAGCAGGTTGTGCAACAGCTGCGGCTTGAGTTTGAGCAGGTTGTGCGCTTTCGGGTTTTGATCCCACAAACTCTACATTTAAAATCCTGCCCACTAATTTAGCGCCAGCCGTGCCGTCGCGATTGGTGTAATGCTCAATGGTCGGATCTTGAATAATTACACTAATTTGCGCACCCTTTTTTAAGTAAGGAGTTAAATTTTCTGCTTGTTTACCCCATAAGGTTGCCTCTACCCATTGCGTGGGTCTATTTCCGCCGGTGTCTTTTTTACCGTGCGCAAACGCTAACGCTAAATTACATACAGAGTCACCTGCTGGTGTAAATCTAAGCGCCGCGTCTCTGCCCAAGCGGGCGATACCTGTTAATATCATGTTATTTCCTGTAATTGGTTTAAATCGGGCACTATTGCGTCGAGCATTGTTTTTAGGTCGTCTGATAACAAATTGCCTAATTTTTCCAAAGTATTTATTTTTTCAAACTTATTGGCAATAGTCGGAAATCGGACGCTTGCCGCCGCTTCGAGCAATTTTAAAATCTCAATAAAGGGGGCGTGCAATTCATCTTGCGGATCAAGTACGGTTAAACCGAGTTCTTTTGCGGTTTTAAGTGTGCTTGTTTTTAACAAATCCAAGTCAATATCTAAAATGTTTAAGGTATCTAATAGCTCGGTCTCTTGTTCGTTAACGTCAATTTTTGCAGGGACATTTTCTGGTGTTGGCGTGTCTTTAAGTTCTAAAGCTAATACATCATCTATGTAGCTTTCTAAAATTATTTTACCGGCCTCAGTAATGGCATGTATTTTCTTTTTTTTGTTTTCAGTAGTGATGTAGCCCGCATTTCTGATTGCGTAAGTAATTTTACTTATCTGTTCCGGCTCGACAATTGGCGAATCCTTTATAAATTCAATAATATTTTTAAATATTTCCGCGGTTGTTAAGCCGCTTTGAGATGTGCTTAATACGCTTAAGACATCGGCGTGTGATCTTGCTAACATTGTAATCTCCAGTTAAAAAAGTTTGCTGGTTACGGGTCCAGCACTAATCAACGTCATTTAAATATATTTGATTAGTCGTTATGCAACCCAGATTATGAGTCTAATCACAAAGCTATCCGGTGATCTGTTTGCATACTCTAGTGTTATATCCCCACATCTAGATAGGGTTATGATGTTATTCGATGTCGTATAAAGTAATAATTTGTGGGTATTTTTTTAAATAGCTAACTAAATCGGGTGATTTTAAATTTGATAAATCAGTTTTTGGTGTTGGTGTTGGTGTAGTAGCACCGGCGATTTTTGATATTAAAAAAATGCTAATCAGCAATAATACCAACGCTAAAAAATTTATTTTTGTGGGTGGGCTTGGTTGACGGGGCCCAACGCTCCAGTGTTCATCAAACTCGTCATTTAACCAAGATTTATCAGCTTGATCTTGCATAATTATTGACATGGTGGCTCTCCGGTTTAAGATTTTTGAAAAAAGACGCAGTTTTTAGGCTGCGTTAAGTTTCTTTAGGATTTACTTGGCAGCTGTAGGCTGTTGTGGATAATTTACCAACTGGTAAATTTTTTGTCAATATCATTTGGTATATAAATTTATTTTAGGCACAAAAAAACCGGAATGATGGCTTTATTTAGTGATATTGCTAGCGTTTAATAATTGATATTCAGCACCTATATTTTAAATTTATTTAATCAATATTAAAATAACGCTTTACGCTTTACGTTATTAATGTATAATAGACTCAACGAATCGGGAATGGCCTGATTCAAAATTAGATAACTAAAAGGTGAGTATCATGGAACAAAACAATAATACATTTAATAACATAAAAAAATTGATAGATGGCCTAGAATATTATGCAGGCGATGAGGATGCTAGTTCTGAAATTATTATGGAGGCAAAATATAAACTGGATGAACAGTTTGAAAAAGCCGCCAGCGCTGAATGGTCTAAATCAGAATTAAATGAATATATATTTGATAATGATGTCTTAGATTTTATTGATGTCAACGATGGCGCTGTTTGTGACAAATTAAGAGATGATGTTAGAGAGATTCAACACGCCATCATTAATTTTTTTGGGAATGATGAATAAATTATAACTAACCAAAAACTGCCAAGGACGGCTAACAGGAGACTATAGTGAAAAAAAACGGTAAATTTGTTTTTAAAGCAGCCTTTTCAGGATATGAAAGACGGCATGTTATGAAGGATATTTTAAATGCTAGATAAATCTAACTTAGCCGCCCAGCTAGCGTCACAGCGTAAGACCCACACTGTGAATTGCTCAGGGTGTGGGACTGAGTTCACCGGACTAATTAAAAAAATCACTTGTACGAAATGCCTTAATAAACTCCGGGCACAGAAATTTAGGGATAAAAAATTGGAGCCATTCGCATGAATATGCGTTTTACCCTACAAAATAAGTTATTGTTTAAAAGGGTTGGTAGGTTTTTTAATCTGGACGTGGTGCACCGTCTTATTTATCAGGATGCAGATTACATTATGTTTTAAAACAAAAATCCGGTATTTTTTCATTTCCAAAAGGCCTGGAGCTGATATATTTTTGATAAAAGTCACACAGCCATTTCCCAGTTTGAACGGTCCCAGGGATTGGTTGTGTGTAACTAAAAAATTCAAGGTAGGTAATTTTTTGCCAGCCGCTAGGTAGTTTATTTCGATCGATATGAAT